TGAATGCACCACGAACACCCGTGATGGTCGGCCCGATCACCGCCCTGCCACCCTGCAGGATGCCCTCGACCACAGGCGGGGCCACACCGCCGATAATGCCCCCCGCAACCGTGCCAGCCGCCCCGCCTGCCGCACGGCTCGGTAGGTCAGTGCCCCCGCCCGCGCCCGCCGCGCCGCCGTACAATCCCCCGACCGCGGCACCACGCAGCATCCTCGCCGGCAATGTTGCGCCCTGCAGGGCAGCGCCACCCGGCAGCATCACCGACCCAGCCAACTCGCCGGTCAGCATGGTGCCGGGATATTGCTGCCGTGCCGCCTCCTGAAATGCCCTCTGTCTAGCCACGGCCTCGTTATAGGCGCGCGTAGCCTCGCCTTCGCCGGTCAGTGCCTCATAACCAAGCCTGGCCGCACCCACGGGCGCCGCAAGGCCGCCCAAGGCTATGCCGCCCACCGTCTCGGGCAGGCCGGATGCCTTGGCCGCGCCAATGATCTCGTCGCGGAAATTGGCCGACAGCCCACCTAGAACCCCCTCGGTCAAGGCTTGCACGCGGGACACCTTCGGCCCCTTTTGCTGTTGCGGCACCAGATCATCGAACATGCCGCTGGGCTGTGCCGGCGGCGCGGCCGGAGCGGCCTGTGCCGAACTCCCTGTTGGCATCAGTGCCTGCACATAGTTCCGCGTCTCAGCTGGCAGCGCGGCGGGGTCGCCGCTCCATTTCGAGACGTTGCCGGGGCCCCAATTGTAGGCCGCCAATGCTTTCGTCATATCGCCGCCGAAACGGTCGCGATTTTGCGCCAGATATTTTGCGGCACCGAAGATTGACTGTTCCGGGTTGCGCGGGTCAATGCCGAGTTCCTTGGCCGTTCCCGGCATGAATTGAGCGATGCCGACGGCCCCCTTGGGACTGACTGCCGACGGATTAAGGGCACTTTCGCGCCGCAACAGGTTGGTCAGCAGGCCGGGATCGATGCCGTACTGCGTGGCCGCCGTGTTAATCGTTTCGGTGTAATTAGGACGCGCGGGGCTAACCGTAATTTGCGGGATATCGCTCGGTTGCGTCGTTGGTACCAGATCGTCAAACAATCCAGGCATTACAACCCCGCTGGGGCAAAGCCCTGCTGCTGCAGTCTCTGGATCACGGCATCACGCGGCGCACCCTTGGCAATAGCGGCCTTGGCCTCCTGCAGAACATTGGCCGGTGCAGGCTTTAATTCGGCACCCCCGCCGCCGAGAATGTCCGGCATGGTCTTGAGTGCTTCCGGCGGCTTCCACCCAGCCGAACCTCCCGCCGCGATACCGCGGATAGCCTCGGCCCGATTGCGTTGTTTTTGGGCCAGTTTTTCTTTGCTGTCGCCCGGTTGCGGCAGATACTGCACGCGCGCGTTGGCAAACTCGGACTCGCTGATAACCGCGCCGGATTCCCGCCGGAGCACGGCGTTGATGAAATCACGGGCGGCCTGGTCGTATTTCTGGAACCCGCTGCTGACGAGATAATTTCCGATAAGCGGAACCGCCGCCCTCGGCCGTTCGGTAATATCCCCCGCTGCGGCGAGCACGTCGGGCTGACGGAATATCGACTCCGCATTTATCATGCGGCCAGCATAAAGTTGGTCCTTCGCCTGTGTCTCGTTTACCTTGCCGCCATAGAATGGATTGGCTCCGCTGCTCTTGAGTTCAGCCGGGGTTACATCGGTAATTCCCTTGCCAAATGGATCGATCTTGATAAGTGCCTCACTGCCATCCGGCCGCGTGAATTTCTGATATGTCGGCTTTTCCTGCGCGGCTTGTTCCGCAAGGTTCACCTGACGTTCCTGCAAGCCAAGCCCACGCGCCTGCAATTCGCGCTGTGCTTTCTGATTGGCCAATTCTCCGACCGCTCGAGCGCCCTGCGGGTCAAGCGCCATCAACTGCGTCAATGCCCCCTGCGTATCGCCCTGCCCAAACAATTTCGCCGCATCGGCCCGCGCCTGCCTGATCTGGTTTTCGCGCATGGTGTTCTGCGCTTCATTGAACGACTGCTGTCCAAACATCAGCGCTTGCAGCACATTGGGTGGGGTAACTGTAAACGGATTTCCGTCAGCCATGGGTCACCCGACCGGCCAACCAGATGGAATGCTGGCACCAGGGACGCCCATCCCACTACCGAACATATAACCGCCGGGGCTTCCCATTCCGGCTAATTTTCCAGCGCCACCGGCAACGGCACCAAAGATATTGCCCCAGCCTTGCATCTGTGCATTTGCAGCCGCGACTTGCGCCGCCGCCGCCGTCTTGGCGGCATCAACCGCGCCACCGTAGGCGGTCTGCCGGGTGCCTAACTGGCCCTGTACGCCCTGGCCCTGGATGCCGGCGCGCGAGCCGACCGCCGCCTGCCCCTGCTGGCCGAGGCCGAGCAGCGTCTTGAGGTAGTCCTGGTAATTCGTGTTGGCGTATCCTTGGCCATAGCGGATGGCGGCCTTCATGGCCGCGCCGCCGGCCCCGCCGCCCGGTCCGGCCTGCTGCTGCCGCTGCAGGGCCTGGTTGCCCTGGTCAAAGGCGAATTGATAACCCGGAGTGTTGGCAAAATTCTGGGCGAAGGCCTGCTGTTCCTGCGGTGTCCCGGCGAGGCCAAGGCCGGTTAACCCCGCCTGATAGGCCGTCCCGCCACCCTGGACATAGGGATCATAGGCCGAGGCGATGCCGCCATAGACCCCCGGCAGGGTGTCGCCGTAGGCCGTCAGTTGCTTGCCGGCCTTGTTGATGCCGTGGGTGGCCGTCTGACCGGCCGCCGTTGCCGCATCGGCAGCCGCGCCGCCGCTTAGAATATCGAAGAAATTGGCCATTTCGGCCTCCTATTTCGCGGCTACGGTCCAGACCGTGCCATTATAGAACGCCAGCACGGTATTTGCACCTCCGGCCGCCACGGTAGCACCCCAGGTTGCGGTATTGCTGTCGGTTACCACCCGCATCATGCCAGTTGGTGGGTTGGATGGCAGGTCGGCAAAAGCTGCCGGATTGTTCGGTGCCATCGCGGAATTGCGCCACACCTCGTCCAGGAAATGCGTCATTTCGCGGGACAGGTTGGGGTCGTTCGGGACGCGCGAGCGGGCCATCACGTCCCCCGATACGGATAGAAGAAGCAGCGTATCTGTTTCCACTGCGGCGAGCGGCATAGGTGATACATGCTGTCCTGGCTTTGCTTGCCGTTGGCCCGCGAAATGAACTCGCCGGTCGCGGTGATGCGCCAGCCTGCAGCGTATTCCTCCACCGCATTCTCCGCGAGCGGGAAGCAGTCGCCATCGCTGCAGCAGGCCGCCGGATACCACGAATGACTGCGCGCCTTGCTGTTGAACAGGGCCACCCAGAACACGATGCAGACCAGCACCACCAGGATGGCCGTGATGATGGCGGCAGGGCGGTCTTTCATGCGCTGCCGGCCCTCCACGCATTCTTGAGTGGCCGCAATTCCACGTCGGTCGCCACCAGCGCCCGCACCACCGGATCGGAAATCCTCAGACGGAACACCATGCCCTGCGGGCCGAACCGCCCAAGCCGTCGCGCTGTCACGCGGGTGGTGTATTTGCCGGTCAGGCCGAGCTCGAGCTCGCGATAGCCCTCGAATGTGTGCCCGCCGTCGCGCGAGACCTGGAACATGATCTTGGGGTCGCTGCCCTGTCCGCTCGACAGGCCATAGCCCACGGCGAGGTCCATGTGGAAGGCGTCCACGATGGCCCCATTTGGGAACACGTGCAGCGTCGGGCTATCGACGCCCCATATCATCGGATCGCCGAACTCGGTGAACGTCTCGTTGTCGAGATAGCCGAGTTTGCCAGACAAGGCGTCCCCGACGATAGTGCGGTTCCAAGCCTCGACCATGAACCGGCCGCGCCATGTGTCATAGCCGTAGCTCTGCCGCGAGTGCCACGCCTGCGTGGCCGAGTCGTAGCAGCGCGACCACGTGCTGCCGGTGAAGTTGGCGAAGGCGTGCCCGTCATGCGACCACGAAAACGCAATCATGCTGTCGTTGGCAACATCGTCATGCACCAGACGCTCGATGGAATGCGTCGATATTCGCTGCAGATCGTAGTTGTTGAGCCGATAGATGATGCCGTCGTCGCCGCCGGGGAACATCAGCGTGTTGTCGCTGCGTGCCAGTGCATTGGGTGCCCGCATGCCATGGCCGCGGAAGCCGATAGGCTCAAATGGGAAATCCGCATTGCCGGTATTGCGCCAGAACTCCACGCTGTCGCTGCAGAACCCGATCAGTTCGCCATTGCTCTCGGCCACCCGCGTCAGCCGGCCGGCGCGCTGCGTGAAGCGGTCGAAGTCGAGCGCGTCCCAGGTCAAGCTCTGGTTGATGCCGGAGATGTTGAACGTGCCATCGGCCACACCCACCACGGTATAGCCGTCAACGTAATCGGCGGTGATGACATCGGCCGGAAAATCCGCATCGGTAATCGGCGTCAGGCTGTCGCTCGCCATCACCTGTGTGAGCAACTCGGCCTGCACCACCACCTGCGGCGAGGCATTCTTGTTGCGGGACAATTCCACGCTGTCAGTTCCTGGCACCGTGCCGATCCGCACCGAGGTCGCCGTCGTGCCGTCGAATGTCACCCGATACATGCTCGAGGGATGCACGGTGTAGAGCTTGTCGAGGTCACGCAGATAGATCATGCCCCGGCATGGGCCGGCGTCCTGGTCCACGAACTCTACAATGCCATTGGACGGATGCACTGACAGGGCTTCCTTGCTGTCGTTCGACCCCTGTTCGGCATAGGCGTTCAGCAGTTCCGTCACGCCCTCGAACTGGTAACGCCCCTGCGCAGAACGGAAGGCAATCGGGAACTTGGCCATCAGAAATATTCCGCCGTCATCGGTTGCCCGGTGGCCGACACGGTGCCGAGCCTTCGCAACTCCTGTTCCATCGCCGCCATCGCGGTCTGCGCGGTGCCAATATCGGACAGGCCGAACGATGGCGCGATCGAAATCCCGATCCTGCGCGACAGCAGCGTCAGATAATGCCGCGGCACCGAGTTCACCCCGCCGTTCCAGATGGCGATACCGCGTGCTTCCATCTGCTCGATTTCGCTGTCACAGGTCTCCAAGGCCCATGCCAGGTCGACCGCGGTGGGCGTTTCGTCAGCCGCCACCATGCCGAGGTCGCGCAGCACGCGGGTGGCCAGTTCGGTGCGGGTGTAGTCAACCATGATGTCCCTCCCGATCAAAAACATAGACAAAATACTGGTCATCCCGGCTGAAACATCGCGGAAACCGCGCCATGAACTCTTTCAGCCATGGTTGCTCGGTAATTTGCCGATCTGTAAGAACCTGCCTATTGCCAAGCGTCACAAACGGCACTTCCACTGTCTCAACCATCGAAGCCGTTCCTCCGCAGATGCCGTTGTGCCGAGCGCCGGTCCTTGCGGTTCATGCCGCCGAGGATGGCGGCCTCTTCCGCAACCAGTTGTTCCAGGATGCCGGTGTCCTTCATCTCCTGGC